ATACAGTCATACCATTGGTGAGATGTTGTTCGTTATCTCCCCATTCATACCCGTACTTCTTGAGAGTATTAGAGAGAACCTCACCATCCGCAAGATAAGACCATCTATGTCCATCTTCGCGATAGAAATTCATTATTCGTTCTGCAACGGGATGATGTGGTTGATCGAAGTAGACAATCAGACCAGTATTAATCCTATGTGTGGATTTCTCATTGGCACAGAACGAACCCTTCTCGATAAGGTCATCAATAGGTTTGAGGAACTGAATATCAGTATCAATGTAGATACCACCATATAGTGAGAGGATCTTGAAGCGTGCATAGTCCGAGCAGAATGCCCAGTTTCTCTTTTCATAATGCCTCTGAAAATATTCACAATCTTGACAGAGGGGAACTACCTCGTCATCTCTCCAAATCTTAATGGTAAATCCCTTAGGACAGTACTTTCTGATAGACGGAAGATACTTATCAAATACTGGCTTAGGACCAAGCCAAATGATGTGTATGGTCTTAGAATTCATGTATTAATATATGTAAAATTTGACTTTATTTACAATTACATCCATTATATTAATATGAGTGTATTTAACCCAATTAAAGAAGAAAAAGATGGTGTAATGGCGAAGAGAGCAGTATGGTCAACCGAATCCATCAAGCTCGCTCTCAAAGGTCTCGAACAGGGACGTAAGCTCGTTGCCAATCCATTCTATGAGAATAATGCTCAGCTCTTAAAAGGAGACCTCGTATTCGAGAGAACTCCTGAGGAGAAGGCTGAATGGAAGAAGTGTGCAACAGACATCATCTACTTTGCAGAGAAGTATTGTAAGTTGATGACGCCGCAGGGAATTCAACATATCAAGCTTCGTGATTATCAAAAGAAGTATCTCGTGTTCCTTACACAGAACCGACTCACTATATATCTCGCTTGTCGACAGGCAGCAAAGACTACCACTTCTGGCATCTATCTCCTTTGGTACATCCTATTCAACTTTGATAAGAACTCCCTTGTGATTGCTGACGTACGTAAGCATGCGGTGGAAATCCTTGATAAGACCAAAAAGATCTTCTACGAGATTCCTTACTTCCTTAAACCAGGAGTATATAAATGGAACGAAGGTGAGATTGTTATGGATAACGGATGTCGAATTATGGCTAGCGCTACTACAGTAACCGCAGCAATCTCCTATACATTCCATGAAATCCTCTGGGATGAGGCAGCTCACTTGAAGCCATCGTTCATGGAGAAGTTCTATAATAACCTTTTCCCTACCATTACTGCTGCAAAGGCAAAGTTTATGATTACCTCTACGCAAGGTGGTTATAATCTATTCTATCGACTCTACAAAGCAGCAGAAGCAGGAGACAACGAATACAAGCACTTCAAGACTGACTGGTATGAGGTACCAGAATGGAACCCCGATACACAGCAATGGGAGAAGCGTGATGAAGCGTGGAGACGCCTTCAGATTGCCAACTACGGATCAGAGGAGGCATTTAATAGTCAGTTCGGTACAGACTTTGATGTAGACGTTAAGACATTAATTAACAAGAGAATACTAAAGAGATCTCAAGAATCGGTTCAAGAGTTTGTCAATAAAGACTTACCGGGAGTATCCCTTTCAGAGAACTTCTATTGGAAACCCGACTATGATCCACAGAGCCAACTCAGGAAGGACTATATATTGATGCTGGGAGATTTGGCTGAGGGAGTAGAAAAAGACTATACTAACTTTAATATATGTCGTCTCATTAATCCTGAATCCGATACTCTTGAATGTATTGGATACTATCGATCGAATGATGTCGATAGAAAGGATATCGCAAAGGCCCTTATGGAACTCACGGCAATCCAATGCAACATCAATCACGTATTGTTATCCTTCGAACGAAATACCTACGGAGAACTCTTCCTTAAACACATAGAGGAGTTTGAAGAGAAGAATGTGGTTCCGGGATTTGATAAGAGCGTTCTTGTTAAGTTTTTCAATGAGAGTGGAACAAGGTTTGAATATGGTGTTAGAATTACCCGTGGCAACAAGAACAACTACTGTCTTCTCTTTAAGGAGGACTTTGAGAAGGGTAGGATCATCAATCAATCTACGGTGTTCTGTAATGAACTCCTTAACTTCAGTGATGTGGAGGACAAGGGTGTTTGGAAAGCCGCTTTCGGACACGATGATGCTGTAATGTCAATGATTCAGTTTGAAGCTGTGAAGAAAACCATCCAGTTCACTCTTATGAAACAGGAGTTTGATTCAATGGCAGAACACTCAAGCGATACTAACTACAATCCTTATGCTAATATATATGATAGTATGGAACCATCGAATGATGACTTGATGAGTAGGTATTTTAGTTCTGGTGCACAGACCTTTGAACAATTCGAGAATATGGAAAGTGAGAATCGTTTAAGACGATTGGGATAAAAAAAGGAACCTTAGTGGTTCCTTTTTAAATCATATCTTCATTGAGTGGATGCATCTCACTCACATTTTCATCATACTCATGGTCACGATAACGTCCCCAATCATAAGCAACTATCTGAATTCTGAAAACCTTTTTACCGAGTTGATTATAATCCCTCAACTGGTCATGGATGAACGCTTCCAGAGAGTCCTGAGAACCGAGATATTTATCGCGGATGTCCATCTCGGAGCGTTTTACTACTCTTTCGATTTTTCCGTTGAGTTCAACATCCTTATACCACTCAACTAAGAACTGTGCTCCTTTCCCCATATTACTCCTGATAAGGGACAGGGTCTTTCAGACCATTCTTTTCAAATGCTTCGAGTCGCTCAACACAACTACCACACTTACCGCAGCTCCTACCCTCGCTATCTGGGTCGTAGCAGGTGTGGGTGTGAGCGAGGAAGAAATCGCGATCCTCATCACTGAACCCAAGGCACTTCATGGCCTTCAACCCCTCAGCGAGCACCTCACCCTTGTCAATGTCAACGAACGGTGCCTCGTAAGAAACCCTATCGGAGTTCCAATCGGAGATCCTAAATGCCTTCTCGCAAGCATCACGAGACTCAGGACGGCAATCAGGATAGATAGTGTGGTCACCAGCGTGAATACCAAGACTGATAATAACATTTTCTTTCGACTCCACAGACCAGTTGATTGCCTTGGAGAACACCACAGCACTGAAGATAACGTTACGAAGAGGAACAACAGTACTCTTCATATTCTCTGCAGCATAATGACCATGAGGAATATCCTTTCCGGTACTTGCTACGAGTGAACTGGTGTTACCAGAGAACACATCAACCATATTAATGATCTGATGGGTAACAGGAAGACCCTTACCCTGGAGAAACTCGATATTCTTCTTGATCTTCTCGAGCTCAATACGATGCTTCTGACCATAGTCGAAGCTATAACACCTCACTTCCTTACCTTCAGCAAGGAGCTTGAGTAAGAGACAGCTGCTATCCAGCCCTCCCGAACAACTTAGAACTGCTTTGTTTGCTTTAAATTCACTCATAATTTTATCTTAATTTATATCTCCATAATTTTTCATAATCTCTTCCATCGTCTCGAGCCTCTCTTCCACAGTTCCTCTCAACTCGATATAGTCAATACCCATACCATCAAGTAGATCTTTGATGTTTTTGTCAATCTCCTTTCTGAAATCCTCGTTCATAGAACGGAAACCATCATACTCCACTTCGAACTCGATAGGAATATAGAAATACACAGTGTCATTTCCATACTTGGTCTGGAACTCTGTCAATCTAAGGACTTGATCATCCAGGAACTTCTCTCCTTCAACCCCCTTGTCTTTCATATTGTAGCAGGTGTATGCGATGACATCAGTCAACCCACGATCAGAAATAAACGGAGTTTCCTTCTTACTCAAGACCTCTTCGTATGTGTCGAAGATCCTTGACTGACCCCTCATATTACCTTCCTCATTAACTGAGATGTGTTCATCCTTTGCGAGGTTCCTCACTACCTCAGTAACGATATTCATTCTTCCATCAAAGTGATGCAAAAGGGTGGACTTACCTGTCCCTTGTGCTCCTGTTAAAATGTACCTCATACGTTAATCTTTTACTGTATTAATATATTGTTTTATCTTTTCAAATTTATCTTTGAGTTCAGGAGGAATATATCCTTCGGTCATAGTTTCAATGTTGTACCCTTCGAATTTCTTAATGTCTACAACCGTACCTTCCCCTTCGTCCGGTTGAGGAATCCTCCATATGTCTTTGAACTTTTTAGTCCACTGCGAATAAGCATCAGCGTACTTCTTCTGCGCTACTTTAGAACGATCGATGTATAACTCTATATAGTCGTTCTTTTTAACTGTCTTAGGAATCTCAAGCACTTCATCATTATAGAATCTCCAAAAGCGGATGCTCTTGGTATTTTCAATGAATTTCAACTCTCCACCATCCTCATACTCATAGAAACCACGAACTGCATTGTTGTCTGTAAATGTCAGAGCGAAACAACTACCAAGGTTCTTAATGTTGTCTTTAAAGTATGGGATATGAATGTGTCCAGAGATAATGTTTGGACAATCGAGGTCTACCTTCTCTCGAACGAGATCGGCGTGAGTAAAGATATGTGTGATGTTGTTGTCTGTTGCACCTTCTTTAATGTTCTCCAGGTATTCCACTAGGTCATCATACTTCAACCACTCATACCAGGGGACATATAGACATACCTCCTGTCCCCATTTGTCGAGTTGCTTGACTTTGGTGACTGGGTAGAAATGACTATATTTAAGATGTAACTGATTGAATACCAATCCGATAGTATCCACATCGTCAACCTCTGGGGAGTAGTAATCGTGATTTCCACCCACAATAACGAACCGATCCACAATCTCACAGATCTGAGAGAACAGGTCCACCACTGCAGTTGCTATATAAGTATTAATAGTAGAACGACTGTCAAAGACATCCCCACAATGAACCACTCTCACCAGATATCCCTCTTTTTTTCTTTTCTTAAGATGAGGAATAAACTGCTTTTCGAAAAACTCTTTCTGTGACTTCAACCACGTCATAGAACAGTTATGTGTTCCAAAGTGTGTATCTGTCACAAGAACAGTCAAATACTTATTCATTAATAATTCTTAAATATATTTACGTTGTCTGCGATAAACTTCTGTTCGATAAGACTGAAATCATCATGCATGAAATCATCAATGATTGTCTTTGGTTTTGCTTTCTCCTCTCCAAGAATCCCGCCTTCGATAGCGAGTTTAACTGGATAACCTGTATCCATACTCACCTGACTGTTTTCTGAGAACAGTGTCTTGAGATACTTCTTTTCTGCGGGACAATGGCTACCAAGGAAATGAAGCATAGTGTAACGAGGCTTTCCATCTGGAGAAAGAATATTAAGACCATACTTCTTCATCCACATACACCTACCCATCGCATATCGGACATCCTCTGTACAGATGTTATACCCTGCAGTCGCAAACTCATATGCGATATCGCCATCACACTCATCAAATTCCTCTTTGAAGAATGAGTTGTGAAATGGAAGTGCAATGTTTGTATATCCCATATTGAACAACAGGAACAAACAAGTGTTGAACTCGTCAATAGTGTTCCCCTGAACAACTGCGATCGGTTGAGGAGCTGGTTCTCCCATCTTCTCAAACAGGGTTTCAATGTGACGCTGTTGATTCGTCCGGAATTTCAATACATCCTGTATTGTTTTTGCCTTATCCATTAAGGTATCCGGAAGGATATAATAATCAGGATTGAGTTCGATAATCGCTTCAGCGTACTTATCCAAGTCAAGTTCCTCTCCTTTAACAAAGAATTCATATGCGCTGTTATCGAAGATCATCTTCCTCTCAGGATGAGTCTCTCGCATCTGGTCAAAGTACTTCTTATACTCTGGTTCAGAGATATATAAGTGAAATAGGACAAAATCAAAATCATTTAACTTCTCATTCCAGCGGTTGAGAAGCGCAATTGGAAGTTCAGAATTGGTTTTAATCATATTGAAAAATCTATTGTATAAATATATAAAAAAGAAGGAATCAATTAAGATTCCTCCTCCATATCATGTTCACCAGCATCCTTGCTCTTCTTGTTCATCTCCTCATGAGCTTTGGTCTTTAGTTTCCACGCTCGAGCGTACTCGTCATTGTTGATTCTAATCACCACTCCTTCGCGAGGTGCTTTCATTTTACAAAGCGGTTCCTGAAGTTCCATACCAAGGAATTTTTGGTCACTCTTCATTCTCTCAAGAAGATTAAGATTCCAGTTCTCGTCATCACGGTTGAGATCAGGGTAAAGATCACCAAGAGGACCATCGTAGAGGATCGGAACTGTCATAAGATGCTTGACTCCCTGATGTTTATGTGCAATCGCAAGATGTGCTCTAAGGTTGTCAGTCCAGTTAGCTACCTCAGCGAGGTTCCATTCGCGTCTCTTACCACGTCTATTCACCTGAACAATTCGGTAAGGCATAAACTTCCACTCACCAGGAGCACATCCATAGTCATGACCTTTCTGAATCATCTTAGTGGTTCCAGCAACATACCCAACTATCTCACCATATACGATCATGCCTTTTTCAATATGATCGGCGAGCATGTCGCGTACTGGAGCCCAGATGTCATTACCATAGAAATAGTTGGATTGACGAGGAGTGTCATAGACCTTCTCATTACGAATCTTTGTACGAGATGCGTAAAGAAGACGATATTCCTTTGGACGGAAGATCCCGTAAAGAAACTTCTTGAGTTTGCTATCTCCAGGCATCTTATAGCAAAGCACGTTTGCAAATATACCACTACTACCGTGTACCTTTACTGAAATCGTTACATCATCCGTCGGACGGAACTTCTTGTAGTGATCCTCAAAATGTGCTGTATCATAGTGATACTTGAACTGATCCTTTACAAGCACGCTTGCTTTGCGGAGATTCTTTGAACGCTGGTTGAAGTGTTTCTGATCATTGACCTTTTGTTCAACAGGCTTCTTTCCACCAATTAAGTACTTCTCACAGAACACCTCATCACCAATCACATCGAATGTTACTCCCTCGAGCTCTTCGAACTCGTCTATCATATACTGATCGAGTATAGGGTAAGCATTGATGAGAGACTGCACGTCAGCAAGATATCCCTGGGAGTATACACCACGAATACGAATCTGCTTTACTCGCCCGTTCTTCTCAAAGAATCCACCCATCTTGCTCAGCTCACTTAGAGATTGACCTTCAATCATTAAATGTTTATTTACCTCTTCGAAGTTGTCGTTAAGCTGATAAGAATCACTTGAAATGCGATATAAGTTATTCTTACTCAAGTACTTATGAGAAAGACTGGATTCTATAGGTATATAAATGTAAATGTTTGAAAGTGGAAGATCCTTGGATATAACCACATCCCTACCACATACGATTGCTCTCACGAGCCTGTCTGCTCCTTCTATTGGGAAGGTAGCATCAATACGAGCGAAGGTGGCTCTGTAATTTGGGAAGCCATCTTCTGAGTGTTTGAAAATTTCTCTAAGTGTTGACATAATATTTATTTATTTAACCTCTCCACCCAGTAAAGTCTATATTCCAAGGGGACTTTGGAGTCCCTGATATGGCATAACAATAAATTTGGGCTCCTGGTTTATTCGGATCTGCCTGTGCTGTATTCGCCTGTCCACAAAGAATTTGATTATCCCACCATGGTACTGAATTAGGTTTGGTTGTGTATGGCTCAACAGTCCATGGCTGAGGCTCTGAATACGGGTTTTGATAAGGAATATATACTGTTTCTTTTTCATTTTCGTATATTCCCATTATGAGTATAAACGCCTGTGGTGCAGTGATGTGACCTTGATCCGCTAGTTCTTTAACGAGTTCGAGTGCTCGTTTTTGGTTTTCAGTAAGTTTGATTGTTGTTTCCATGAATAAATATATAAAATAACATTATTATTTTTACATAAAAAATATTGTAATATGAAAAGTATAACTGAATACATTAATGAAAGTCTTCTTGTGGAAACTAATGGAGATTTTTTGGTGATGTTCCAATATGACAATCCTAGTGATTTATATATAGTGTGTGGTGCCACTAAAGATCAAGTAAAATTTGTTGAACGTTTAGGTTGGATCTATGAGACTGTTCCTTATAAGGAAGGCAATCTTTATGAAATTGTTAATAATGATGAAAGTCTCAATGTTCAGGATCTTAAATGCACTAGCGAGAGTCAACTCAAAGCTAAGGTGATGACTACTATAAAAAAGTACCTCAAAAAAGCAGAGCCTGATTACGTTTATGTAGAGTTTGATCCACTCTCTATTGGGAATGAATTTGAAGAAATGGGTGAAGGTCTTATGACGGAAGCAAAGCCAGAACAGTTCTATAAATGGGTTTGTGATTTTTACAATGAATCATACGTAGACGGGGATTCTAATTCACAAAGAATGGTATTTGACGCTAAAAAGAAAGCATGTATTCTTGGTCCTAATAACCATATGATATTCACACCAGAGGAATTCCAACAGTGGATTGATGAGAATAGTGAAGAATAAAAAAAAAAGACCTCGTAAGAGGTCTTTTTTATACGTCAAAAAACACTATCTCGCCATTATCTCGTTCCCCACAGTTCTTTATAAATAAATCCCCAGGCCACGAAATATATGGAGATTTAATATTTTTCATTTCCTTTTTACATTCAATGCACCAATCATAAACTTCCTTTCCAAAATCATCGAACATATTTACATCAACATTCTTTTCATTTACCCATTGATATATAGTTTTATTATTAAATTTTTTATCATCTATATATTCAAACCATTTTCTAAGTTTTGGAGTAAAAGTCTTCAATTTTTCCATCACCACCCAATTATCTCCTATCTTATATATTTTTGGAAATACTTTTGATGGGTGTTTATAACAATAATCTATAAATATTTTATCTTGTTGTTTGATATGATCCCCATAAAATAATTTAACGGCTTTGTCTTTATCAATCTCCCACACAACACCGTTGCTTCCAGCACCCAGTCCTCTTGTTACTCTATCAAGGGGAATTTGAGATAACTCTTCGTAGAATTGTTTTAATGATATTTTCGAATTTCTCCCTCCGTGGAATTCATATACACTTTCACACCAACCTTTAAACATATCCCAAGTCATTTCGTTATATGATTGGATTATAGAATTTTTTATCTTATTCCATATAGGAGCATCGTCGAACTCGTTGTCGAGAATACATTTTGTAATAAACTCTTCGAATTCATCGAAAGAAAAAGGAAGTCGACCAATTAGTAATCGACTTTCTTTTATATATGATAGTAAGGTTTTCATAATTTATTTAAATGATCATAAAGATAATCACTTAAATCCATACATTCTTTGACTTTTCCATCTTTACTAATATAGACTTTATGTTCAGTGTCTTTAGGAGCACCATCAGGCCAATAAAACTTACCGCCTCGAGGACCAGTATGAGTTGTTACTTTTTTCTTCTTACCATCCTTATCTGTAATTTCTTCTTGTTTTAATACATTACCTTCAGAGTCTTTTTCTTGTTCTGAATCATCGTTTTCTTTATGTAATTCTTCGAATTTTTCTAATTCGGATTTTGAATTCCAATCGCCACTATCAATATTTTTTTTGCCCATCTTCTTTAATTCACCAT